GGAGTAATAGACACCCCGGCCAACCTCGTCGAGCTGGACCCCGATCTGCAGCCGGTCACCATCGACTGGCTGTGGGTCGGCATCCGTGCCAAGGAAGGCACAACCCCTGCGCCGGCGGGCTTGCGCAGCAGTGCGCAGGTGACGGTGCGCGCCTGGTGGGATGACCGGCTGCAGCAGGGGCGCTATCTGGTGGCCGAGGATCGGCTGCTGCATATCGACAACGTGCGAGACGTGATGGGCACGCGGGTTGAGGTGCAGATCGCGGCCACAGAGCTGATCGGCCAAGCCGCTGTTCTTGTGCCGGAGGTGGGCGAGCAACGCGCTTGCCGTGTTTTCCTGCAGCATGCAGCGCCAGTGTTGGATGCGATGGGGCAGGTGGTTGACTACAAAACACGCGCCGAGCTGGCTTTGATTGAGGCTGGCCGGGCGCAACCGGGTGATGCGCTGCACGTTGGTGGCATTGGCTACCAGGTGGTCGATTACGACGACAGCAGTGATGACGGTGTGGTCCGTGGCGTGTGGCTGGAGCGTGTGCCGTGAAGCTCTCGCTAACTGCACACGACGTGCGGCAGGCCCGGCAAGACCTGGCCAAGCTGAACCGCCGTATTGAGCCTGTTATTCGGGGCACGCTGAACACCACGGTGACCAACACCCGCAAGGTAGAGGTGCTGCCTGACCTGTCCAGGGTCATTGCTGGGGGGCGGCGCGAGCTAAACCGCCGGCTGGTCATCAAGAGGGCCGGCAGTAAGCGCACCAATGCTCGGCTGATCCCGTCATCGTCCGGGGTTGAGGTTGAGCAGTACAAGCGCTGGGGCTTTGGCGCGGTAGACCCGACCCGGGCTGTGATCTGGGTTCAGGGCGTAACGGGCCGCAAGGTGGCCGCAGGCTTTGTGAATCCCAAAGGGGCGAAGCGTAAGCCTCTGCGCACACACAGTTCCCGCAGCGCCAAGGTGGCCAAGCTGGGTGGCGCGCAGCGCGATTACCGGTATCGCACCGCAAAGCCCGAGCCAGCGCTGGGGCCTTCGGTGGCCTACTGGTTTTACATACTGATGTCTGCAACCAGGTTGCGCCGGATCAACGGTTTCATGCTCGCGGAGTTTGAACGGCGGATGGCAGCTGAGATCGCCAAAGGGGTCAGACTACCCAGAGCAAGGCGTTAGTCGTGTCTTTGCGCTGTGCGTGGCTGGGCTGGTGTGACGTCTTGCCATCGCTGGGCTATGATCCTCCTGAACCAATCAGGGAGGAAGGTTATGAAATGCCCCAAGTGCAGCTATGAACCGACGATGGCAGAGCAGACGGCTAGCCCGGATACCTGTCCTAGCTGCGGTGTTGTATACGCCAAGGTCTTGGCGCGCCAGACGCCTGCGGCACAAGGTGCGGCTCAGCCTAAGCCGTCACGAACCGGGCACCAGACTGCATCGCAGGTGCGCGAGGGCCGGGTGGTAGAGGTGGTGCTGACCTCTGTGCGCATCCCGTTCTTAAGCCTGATTTGGCTGATGACTAAGATAATTTTGGCCGCGTTGCCTGCAGCGATACTGGCGGGGCTGATCTTGGTCATGCTGGGGTCGTTTGTCGGTGGGGTTTTCTCGGGATTCAGCAAGTACTCTTCTGATGATGTTGCTAGTATTTCGAGCAGTGCTCTGGATTCCCCGGACGACCTGGAGCTTTCAAGCTCCGAGACGCAAAGCGAGCGGCCTGATCGTCGAGAGATAGCGGAGCAGTGCCGTAGGTATGAGGAGTTTGCGGAAACCCTGATGCAGGGCCGGCAAGCTGGTGTGCCTATGTCCACCGCTCTGGGCACCACCGATAATGAGCTACTGAATCATCTGGTCGTAAGTGCCTATGAAAAACCGCGTTATGGCACTGAAAACATGCAGCAGAGAGAGGTTGAAGACTTCAGGAATGAGGTCTATCTGGAGTGCATAAAGAACATGCGCTAATACTTGGCCTCACACCTAACCCGCTACGGCGGGTTTTTTATTGCCCGGAGTTTATATGACCAAAGCCACAGAGCTGGATGTAGCGCTGCGGGCGCGGCTGGCTACCATCGCGCAGGACAACGGCTACCTGACCAATGTGGCGCAGGTTTACGGCCCGCTCGACAAGGTACGAGACAAGGCTGAAACCCCATACATCCAGTACCGCCCGGTGCGAGACGCCCGCGCCGATACCGCAGGCCGGCAGCAGTTGCGCCGGCGTGAGTACGCGATTGAGGTGACCTTTTCAAAGGGCGACAGCGAGAGTGTTTTGGACAACGCGCACGTTGACGTGCTGCGTTGCCTCGGCTTCAACGAGTACGACGTGGACAAGCGCTTCCCTGGCCTTGATGACGGAGACGATGAGGCCGAAATGCAGTACCCCGTGGAGGGTGTCACCACCATGCGGGTGATCATCAGCATCGCTGTGTTGTACAGCGAAACCTACCGATAGGCCGCAGGCCAGGAGAGCACAATGGACCAAATGTACACACAGCTGTTTCGCGGCCACACCAGCGTAGCGGCCTACCCGAGCTGGGCGCTTGAAGAGATCTTCAAGCTGCAGAACGTGGTTGCGGAGCCGGAGAGCGCTGAGGTGACCATCCCCGATCCGACGCGCGTTGGCCTGCCTGAGCTGGATGGCGTCACCTCTACCTCGGCAATCAATATCACCGGCGAGGCGGTGGACTTCAGCCCGCGTGCTGCAGCCATCGCGCTGTATGGCGCTGTGGAGCGGGTGCCTAGTGGCTCCAAGGCAAATGAAGCGCAGGATGCTTATGTTGGCGGCGACGTTGTCCTGGAGCATATGCCGTTGGCGGTAACCGGGGTGACCAGTGCTGACGGTGAGACAGAGTACAATCGGGGCGTCGACTATTCGGTGTTGCCCGGTGGTATCCGCGTGCTTGCCGGTGGCCCGCTGGCTGATGCCATTAACGCCACGGTCGCGGGCGCTGATGGCCGCAAAAAGCTGCCGATCCTGATCAGTTACGACTACCCGACAGTGGATCTGATCAAGCCATTCACTCAGGGCCGCAAGTTCTATCGCGTCATGTTTGGTCAGGTGAACGAAGCCGGGGCCAATGAGAAACGCCGTGTTAAGTGCTTCTACGCTCGCATCAGCCTTAACGGTGGCATGCCGATTGCGCAGGGTGCCGAGTTTGGTGTAATCCCGGTCAGCATTCGCTTGCTGCCTGACCCGAACATTTATGAGCCGGGTGAAGCGGCCATCTTCACCATCGAGCATCAGGCGGTTGAGGCATGAGCGAGCTGAGTGTTCTTTTCCCCAAGCCTGTGCTGGTGCCTTACGGCGCCGGCCAGGTTGAGGTTAAGCCGGTGCGTCTTGAGCACTTTGAGGCGTTTGGCGAGGCGGCAGGCGCGCTACTAAGCATGCTGCAGAACGCCACGCCCGCAGAGGTGTACGCCTATGCGCGCAAGTCTGGTGCGCTGGATGTAGTGCTGGGTAGCTGCACCAGTCTCGGGCGCTGGCGCCGCCGGCGCATGCCGGCAGCGTCTGCGGTGAGCCTAATGTTCGCGGTGATTCAGGTCAACTCGTCTTTTTTCGACCAAGCCCTGGTGCTGGCGGCAAGCCAGCTGGCTGGCTCTACGTTATCCAGCAACTGATCGAGGCCGGCCACCCGCTGGCCGATGTGAAGGGATACACGCTTGATCAGGTTGAGGGGTTTCAGCGAGCTATCGAGACCAGAGACCGGCGCCGGCGGCATGACGCCATTCTGGTTGCCGCGGCTGCCAGGGCCAAACCAAACCGCATCAAAAGCATCCTGCAGGAACTAGCCAAATGAGCAAGAAAGCCCGCGTGCAGCTGGTGGTGGATGGCAAGAACAACGCCGGGCCAGCCTTCAAGCAAGCCGACAATCAGCTGGACCAGCTGACCCGGCGTGCGAAGAAGGCCGGGTTGGCGCTGCTGGGGGCTTTCTCCGTTGGCGCTATGGCGTCATTTGTTAAAGAGAGCGCGCTGGCCACCGCCCAGATGGTGCGGCTGGCCGAGCTGTCGGGCACCACTGCTGAGAAGTTTCAGTCGTGGGCCTTTGCTTCTCGCACTATGGGTATCGAGCAGGACAAGCTGGGCGATATTTTCAAGGATGTGCGCGACAAGATCGGGGACTTTCTGCAGACGGGTGGCGGCCCGTTGGCTGACTTCTTTGAAAACATCGCGCCGCAGGTGGGCGTCACCGCCGATCAGTTCCGAGACCTGAGCGGCCCGGATGCCTTGCAGCTGTACGTCAAGAGCCTGGAGCAGGCCAACGTATCGCAGAATGAAATGACCTTCTACATGGAGGCCATTGCCAGTGATGCGGCGCTGTTGCTGCCGCTGCTGCGCGACAACGGGGCCGAGTATCTGCGTCTTGCCGAGCAGGCGCGCGAGCTGGGCCTGGTGATGAGCGACGATGTGGTGGAGGGCGCCAAGGCCTTTGAGCGCTCAACCAACACGCTGGGCGCTGTGTCGCAAGGGGTTGGCCAGCAGATTACTGCCGAGCTGCTGCCGTCAGTCAATGCGCTAACCGGTCTGTTGGTGGATGTGGCCAAGGAAGGCACCACGGCTAATGCCGTGGCTAAGGTGCTGGGCTTTACCATGCGCGTGCTGGCAACCGCAGGTATTGCCGTTGGCTCTACGTTCGGTAGTTTGGGGCGCTTGATTGGTGCTACAGCCGCAGCTGCTGTTGCTGCTGTTAAAGGCGACTTTCGTGAAGCGGCGGACATTATGCGTACGGTGACCGCTGACAACGAGGCCGCTGCAAAGCGAGCGGAAGAACAGATCGCCAACCTCTGGAATGGCTCCTATGAAAAGCTAGGCGAAACTGCCACTCGCGTTGCCGTTGAGGTTGAAGACAGCTCAGAGCGCATGGAAAGCGCTGTGGTCTCCTCATCGCAACGTATCAAGGATGCTTACACCGAGTTGGCCGATGAGGCCAAGGCCAAGCTGAGTGAGCTGAAGACGGCAGAGCGCGAGGCTAATCGCGACGTTGAGAAGTACCGCAAAGACCGGCTGGCCATCGAAAAGCGCTATGTCGATGCCTTGGCGCAGTTGCAGGGTGGCGGTGCCGGAGAGGCCAGCTACGCCGCAGCTCAGGCGCTCAAACTGAGTGCCAGGCAGGCGCTTGCCGGGCGGGACTTTGAGGGTGCCCAGCAACAAGCTCAGCGAGCGCTTGAAATGCTGCTTGAAATGCAGCAAGCCGGAGAGAACTCCTACGGCTTTGCGGGCTTTGCTCAGGAGCTGCAGCAGATTGAGCTGGAGGCCAACCGCCTGCAGCAAACTGATGCAGACAAGAAGCTGGCATCTATCACTGCTGAGCTGCAGCGGGTGAAGGAACTGGCTGATGTCGAGGTGACGCCCTATATGTCACCCGCCGCCATTGAAGATCTGCGGTCCAAAATGCTCGAACTGGCCAAGACGCTGGGCAATGAGATGGTCATCACACCCACCATCGCTTTGCCGGAGGTCGCAGGCGCAGGCGGCCAAGCCTCTACCTCTGTACCCGGCTACGCCACCGGCACCGCCAGTGCAGCGCCGGGTTTGGCCTGGGTGGGTGAGCGGGGCCCGGAGCTGGTTGCCTTTGGCGGTGGTGAGCGTGTGTTTACTGCGGATGCGTCGCGGCGGCTGGCGGGTGTGCTCAGTGGCCTACGCGAGGCTGATACAGGGGCAGGACTGACTGCAGCTGCGTTGGCCGGCGCTGCCAATGACTTCTCATCGGCTGCGGTAATCCAGCTACCGGGCGGGCGCTCTGTGCAGGTGATGGCGCAGCGCAGCGGTCTGGAGGAGCTAGCCGACTTTGCTCGGCTTGCGAAACTTAAAAAGGGCTGACCATGATCCTGATGATGCTGGGCGGTGTGCCCATTATGCCGCTCAGCGGCTGGCCGTCTGTTAGCTATGAGCCTGAAGGCGGCACAAGCCAGGTGCGCATGAGTGATGGCGCCCTGGTTGAAATGACCCATTGGGAGAAGATGCGCATCACGGTAACCGGTTCCGGCTTCATTGGGCCGGGGCTTGATGGCCTTGATTTTCGCTCTGATCTGGATCTGTGGAGCACCAAGGCGCTGCGCCTGAATACGTCGAGCCTGGAAGCAACGCTGACCACTGACCCGCGCCCGGACGTGCCTGCCTGGTGTGATGCGCTATTCCCTGACGGCACCCACCAGCGCACGCCGGTTGTGGTGGTTGGGCGTAGCGCAACGATTACACCGGTCGCTGGTGCGGCCCTCTACAGCTTGGGCTGGCTGCCGCGATTCACCGTGCGCTGCCGTCGCCCGACCGAGAGCAGTGAGGCCAGCAGTAACGATTGGCAGCTGGTGTGCCTGGAGGTTTAACCGATGCTGGGTGCTTACCCCCTCAATAGCGTGCCGCTCAATGGCTTGGCGGTAAGCGGGAGCAATGTTCAGCCCATTCAGCAGAGCGGTTCCTTCGCCTGGCGTCTGCAGGTGCTGCTGGGCGGCGTTGACGTCACTGAAGTGCTGACCGGATCGGTGGTTATCAGCCGTTCAGAAGATGGCGACGCGGTTGCCCGCTTTGGCCTGTATCTGGGGCCGGGTCCGGTTGATGTTGTGTCGTACAGCGGTGCGGCGCTGACAGTCGACTTTGTGGTGCTGGGTGACCCGGACCACGCCAGCCGTCGCTTTACGGGCTACCTGGTGCAGCCGTCGTTTGATGTGCTTAGCCGGGTGATGCTCTGTGAAGCCACCACGCGCCTGGCCGACACCATCGAGCGCATGGAGCTGGCAGAAATTGACCTGCTAACGGGCGGCTATTGGTCGGCGGATGTGTTTGAAGAAACTGCAGGCCGCTCGCGCTGGGACTACGCGCAGGAGCGCATGAGCACCCGCCCGGCCAGCTTGAACGTGGATCGCAACGGGCAGCCGAGGGTTACCAGTTGGGAGCCCGCGTTGGCATATGAGTTTGGCGCGGGTACCAGCGTGTACGAGTCGGTGGATGTCAACCTGGCGCCGCTCAGTGATACCCCTAACGTCTACGAGCTGGAGCTGGATTATCGCTTTAGTAGATACAGGCAGCGCAACCAGGCATACAGCTGGCTGCACCCCGGTACTGGCGGCAATACGTCGATCACCGGGTTTAATGCCTGGCGGGCTGATTCTACAGAGCTGCCTGATGTGCAGATGATTACTGAGGCCACCGAGTCAGCCGGCTGGTATCTGCGCTCTGCTAATTGGTTTCGGCTGTACGGTGATATGCCGGACCTGCCGCAGCCTTGGTACAACGACAACACTGATCTTTTGCTGGGGGCCGATTGGTGGGCCAGCATCCGCTGGAGCCAGCGGGCTGTTGAGCAGTACCGCGTGAGGCTGCAGGTTGGCGCTTCGGTCGCGGCGGTTGGCGAGGTTATTGAGCGTGCCCGCGTGGTGTTGGATACCGACAGCAGTGGCGATCAGGCCTGGGATCAAAGCACTGGTACCGGCGGGGTGGTTGCGGGGGATGCACCTGTTAATAACGGCACCAGTCGTGACGCTGGACGCTTGGCAGAAGCGGCTGCCTGCGCGCTGCATCAGGGGCGTACGGCTTTGTTAGCGGGCCATCGAGCAAACCAGGTGACTTGGCAAACGCCTTTGGCGCACGCCTTGGCAGTGGATTTTGGCCAGGGTATTCGGGCGAGTGACGGCCAGGTGCTGGTGACAGGCGTGCCTGCGGCTCTGGAGGAAGAGATGGACATAACCACTGGGCTGGCAATGCTTACAATCACGCTAGCGGTCAGCGCAGGTAAGCCCGGCGCGGTGGATGATGAGCTGGCGTTGCCAGCGCCACCCGAATTTGAAGACGACGCCGGGCCGATAATGTCCGGTGCGTTGCCGACACAGTTGGGGCTCAAGGCCTCCAGCCCGCTGTACGACGACGAGATGCCGGGCTTTGCCGGGAACTACTCCATTGGCAACGGTGACCCGTCGCTACGGTTCCCGCGCCGCTTCATGTTGATAACCCCCGAGATCCCCGAGCAGTGGCGCGATGAGATTCAGGCAGAACAGCCTGCAATCTACAGCGTGGCGCCTAGAGCCGATACCCTGGAGCTATAGCATGAGTACGGCAGGTGAGCGGTCGGCTCGTATTCGAGCCAACCTTGATGAGCGCAGCAGCGGCATTGGCTCAAACCTGGCTGGGCGCCGTCAGGCGCTTGCGCAGGGGCTGATACGCGATCTATCGGAAATAATCCCTCGGCAGGTTGAGCCGCCGACGCTGCGTCGAGAAGAGAAGAAGGGCAGTATTCCTTCGGCGCGTGGTGTCGCGCATTACAACTATCAGCCGGGCAGTGGCGGCAGCGGCAGCAGCATTGCCAGCCCCCTGGAAGAGGTGAACTACGGCAGCCGGCTGTACCACACGAACGGCATACCCAGCACTGACGGCCTGTTTGTTTATCCGCTGCTGAGCCGGCTATTGCTTGAAGATGCCAACGGCGAGCCGGTTGAAATCTATCTTGCGGGTACATCGGCGCCAACACCATGAGTACAGAAACAAATACTCCGCTATGGGGGTGCCCGTGGCACGGCGTCGTGCGTCGTGAATTTGTCACGCCACCACCGGGCGTTGGTGGTGATCAGTATCTCTCGGCTCAGCAGACGCTGACGCTGCCCGGTGGTGCGGAAATGCCGTGGCCGCCGAGTTCGGATATTGATCAGGCTAACATCGCCCACCACGGCACCGTGTTCATGCAGCGGCTGCCTGGTGCCGCCCAAAGCCCGGAAACCCCTGCAGAGCAAGCTGCGCAGGGGATGGTATGGCGTGACTATGCGCTCGTTGCGGGTGGTTTTCGGTGCGAGGTACATGGCAAGCATCTCGGCACCAGGGCTTGGTTCTACTGGGATGCCGTGATGGGTTGGCCTTGGAAACTCAATTTGTCGGTGCAGCGAGTCAGCCCTGCAAACGCCTGGGACTTCGACGCTGTTGACTTGACGGTTAGCGCCGACCCTTCCGGCTTTGTGCTCAAGCCTTGGGCTGGCCTGCAGAAAACAGCGCGGCTAAATGTGCAGCAAACGGCGGAGTTCTCCCGGGCAGGGTGGTCCAACGGCGGGTTTCGTTACTGCGTTGTTGACGCCGTGCCGGATGGCAGCAAAATCATCATCGGCGTGTACAACGGCTATAACCGCCCTCTGCGTGAGAATGCAGAGTCATTCACGGTCAATGACGTGACTGCGTTGGGGTTCTGGCTGATCGAAGTGAGCGGCACCCCTTTTGCCGGAGGGCTCAACTTTAGTGTGCAGGCAACCGAGCTTGCCACCCGCAGCGAATGCCTGGGCAGCGTCAGTCATACGCCGATGCCCACGGGCTCGGTCACAACCAACGTGTATACGCCCAACGACTTGCAGGGCTTCAGGATTGATGCGCCGCCAGGGCCCTATCCGCAGCCATCGAATACGCCGCTGCCGATTGTGTCCCGGTCGTTTTCCGCCACGGAGGAAATCGGCGTGGAAACGCGTCGGTTACTCGGCAGGGTCGTGGGGTATTGGTTTGACAGTCAGGGCGCCCCGGCGCCGGTGGTTGTAAACCGCATTGCCACCCGCGAGAGGTCCAGTATCTACACCGAGCAGATAGTGAATGACAGCCTGGTCATGGTGATCGACAGCGGGGGCGCAACGACCTACGAGGGCAGTGCTGAGGGTGAGGCAACCCGCATTGTCACAGAGGTCAACGTTGACCAGCTCGCCGTGTCGTGGAATGGGCAAACGCTGACTGAGCAATGCACGCATACCCGCACAGAGCAATACGACTGGCACTACCAGGCCAGCGGCGGCTACTTCCCGCCGCCCGCGGCGGTAGGCGCAGCCACGGTCACATACACAGTAGAGGTTGATAGCCCTGCAGGGCATAGCCAGGAGGGGCCTACTACGCAGCAGTTAGCCGCTGCCAACGCGCCCGCGTTGCTGCCAGAGGTTCCCGGCGACGCATCAGGCGCGGGCTATGAGTGTGACCTGGGCGATTTCTTGACGCTGATCAGGTGGTGCGACCTGGCATTTGGTGTGGTGTGCAGGGGCAGCAACACCGAGATTGGCGTTTCACGGGTACTCACCCCAAGCGGCGAGAAGGGCACGGCGGGTGTTCACCCGGTCACGCACAAATATGGCGCCTATCAGCCGGTTACCGGCGAGATGCTGATGGCTCAGCGTCACCCCGTCAGATTTACATGAGGAGATGAAATGCTCAGCTTTATTGATAACTGGCTGCGCCCGCTTCAGCTTGCGGCGGCGCAGGTCGAGGCCGAGCTGGATTTGCCTGACGGCCTGTATGTTTTAACGATCTCGGATAGCTCATCTTCCGCTACGCGCTGGGAGGTGTTTGCCGCGCAGGTCGAGTTAGGGCTGGGCGTACTTGACCGGGATGATCCTCAGGAGTGGGGTGAGGGCAGTGTTGTGTACTGTTCTGTCAGCTCGCGGGTATTGGACGTTGTATTTTCATCCCTCGCGGCGCATTCCGGCCGTCTAGAAACTCTGGAGAACGAGACGTCGGGGCCGCTGGTTATCATTGATGAGCTTGCCAGCACTGCTGATCTGCCAGCGACTGGGGAGGGTGGTGATGCCTATGCAATCGCTGGGCACGTCTGGGTCTGGGCCACGGGTACTGATTCATGGGTGGATATAGGCAGCTATCAGGGGGCAGACGGCGATGATGGCGAGGACGGAGTGCCGGTTGAGCTGCAGGCATCGGCAACGCACCTGCAGTGGCGGCACGTTGGTGATGCAGACTGGGTTGACCTGCTGCCGTTGGCATCGTTGAAAGGGGCAGACGGCGATGATGGCGAGGACGGAGTGCCGGTTGAACTGCAGGCATCACCAACGCACCTGCAGTGGCGGCACGTTGGTGATGCAGACTGGGTTGACCTGCTGCCGTTGTCATCGTTGAAAGGGGCAGACGGCGATGATGGCGAGGACGGAGTGCCGGTTGAACTGCAGGCATCGGCAACGCACCTGCAGTGGCGACACGTTGGTGATGCCGAGTGGATCGATCTCATTCCGCTGTCCGAAATAACAGTTTCGGCGGGAGGATGGGATGCGCTGGCTACGCCGGCGATCAGCTCTGGCGCGTTGGTGCTCGACCTGTCCGAGCCGAGCCTGTTTGCGGTGACGCTGGACCAAAACGTCACCGATCTGTCATTCGCCAACCTGCCTGCCGGCAAGGCGCCCGCGTTTGCAATTGCTTTCACGCAAGATGCCAGTGGCGGTCGCACCGTGACTTGGCCTGCGGGCGTCATCGGTACGCCGCCGGATATCGGCACAGCAGCTGGAGCGGTAACAGTTGTCAGCCTGGCCTACATCGGCGGTGGCCAGTACGTGATTTCAGGGGCAATTTATGCGTAGCGGGCTGCTGGGGTTTCTCGGGGCGTTGAGTGCTGATGAGGGGGGAGGTTATAGCCATCAGTATTGGCGCCTATATGTAACCGAGAACAACGGGGCATCAGGCTACATGATTGCTATCGCTGAGCTGCGCTTGCTCGACGCTGATGGTGTGAATATGGCAACAGGAGTAACCGCGTTTGCCAGCTCTGATGCCGGGGCGCCGTACACACCCGGCGCCGCGTTTGATGGGGATGTCAGCACTCGGTTTCTGTCAGGGAGCGGTGTAGCCCTGCCCTGCTGGCTGGGCTGTGATTTAGGCGCTGCAGCGACAATTGCAGCGTATTCGGTTCAGGTCTACGGGGGCGGGATCTGGATATCACGGACGCCGAGATCGTGGGTGCTGCAGTATTCCGACGACGGGAGTGAGTGGGTCGATTGCCATAGTGTGACAGACCAAACAGGCTGGGTGTCCACGGAGGAAAGGGTGTTTAGTCTGTAAAGCTCTAGGGTTGCCGGTACTGCAAAACCCGGCGGTATTGCCAGAGACATAAGCCCACATCCATGTAGAGCCAGACGATAGTGCCTGCCCGCGTGGGCGCTGTCGCTGGCAAAAACCAGCAAACGATAACCTCATCACAACAGCCGCCGAAGGGCGGCTTTTTCTTTGGAGAATCCATGACAGTCATCACCGCTGAAAAAGCAGGCGGGGCAAACGTGTGCGCGTTCCTCGACATGCTGGGCTGGTCAGAGGGCACAGTGCAAGTGCCGGGCAGCGACGACGGGTACAACGTGCTTGTGGGCGGCACCCTGTTCACCGGCTACGCCGATCACCCTCGGGTATCGGTATCGCTGCCGCGCTACGGCATCCGCTCGACGGCGGCGGGGCGCTACCAGTTCCTGTCGCGCACCTGGGACAGCATCGTCCGCATCTACGGTTTCCGCGGGCGATTCATTCCAGAGGCGCAGGACCTAGCCGCAATCAAATTGCTGCAAGAGTGCAGCGCTTACCCGCTGATCCAGCAGGGCAAGATCACCGATGCGATCCAGCTGGCCGCCCCCATCTGGGCCAGCCTGCCGGGCGCCGGCTACGGCCAGCGCGAGCACCGGCTGGCGAAGCTGTTGGAAATCTACGCAGATGAGCGCGCAGCCGAGGCGCGGCCAGAAGAGCAACTGCTGGCCGTGTACACCGGGTGCGGCGGGGAGGTCGCATGCTGAGCAAATATCGCATTGCCGCTTGGGTTATCGGCTCAATCGCGTTGGTCGTAGCCTTGGTGGGCGGCGGCTTCTCTGTCGGCTGGCAATGGCAGGCGGCAGAGGGCGCTGCAGCGCTTGATCGGGCGCAACGCCTGCACGCCGATACCCTGGGTGAAATTAGCCGCGCAGCAGCTGGCCAGCTGCAACGCCAGCAACAACGCACAACACAACTTCAACACCAGCTCGCACAGCTGGATAGAAAACACCACTCGGAGATGACCAGTGTTCAAAGTGAAAACACACAGCTTGTTGTTGATCTTGCTGCTGCTTATAAGCGGCTGTCAGTCCGCACCACCCCCGGCCCTGCAGCCAGTGGCGGTGGAGTGCGCCCCGGTGCCGCCCCCGCCGACGTGGACAATGCAGCCGGAGCCAGAGCAGACATACACCCAGCAACTGCAGCAAACCTTGTCCGAGTGACCGCCCGCGCTGATGAGTGCCGCGCCAAGCTGACCGGCCTGCAGGCGTGGGCGCGGTTGGTAACGGCGCCTCATGATGGCTAATCTGGCGCCCGTTGGGCGTTAGTGCTAAAACGGTTATCAACTGCAGCCTGATGGTGGGTATCTGTGATGAAGCGTGATTGGGATGTTATTCGAGAGGTGCTGCTGGAAGTTCAGGATATGAGCCCCTCAGAGCGCGCAGATGCATGTTACGCGCTACCCTACCGGGGTGACGATGTAAAAGCGATTCACGCTTTTATGCTTTTCGACGCTGGCTTTCTTAAAGGAATATCGGGTGATGACATGGAAGGTCGGGAGCTTTTAGAGCCGGATCTGACCTGGGAGGGACGAGACCTTCTGGCCAATATCGAATCCAAGCCCATTTGGGCGCGAGTCAAGGCAAGGGCGGCAGAAGAGGGCCTGGTTATGACGTTCGATGCCGTCAAGCTTTTGGCAAAGCAAGCGCTCGCGCAGGTATTGTCGTGAGCCTGCGTGAGGCCGAGTTGACGGTGGGGCGCCGGGTTATGGTGCCTGCCGAGCGAGTGAGTCATAGGTACCCGTGGGCACAGCGTTATGGTTCTATCGTCGGGGTGGATCGCTATCTTGATTGCCCGCCGTGGGTAAGTGTTCTCTTAGATGGTGAGGGAGGCTGTGTCCTTACTTTCCGGCTGGAAGAGCTGGAAATCGAATAGCCATAGAGGAGTCGGCGGTGCCATCTGCAAAGCCTTCCAGCAGCGAAATAGCGGCCATGAGAAAGAAGCGGCGGCTGTACTTTGATGATGATGAGTATCAGCAAGCCTGCGGCTTGGCTCGGTCAGCACTGATGGCTGGGGCGCTTGACCTTGAAAGGCTGGTTCGGTTTGGTCAGCAGTTGGCTGGCCTTGGCACCCTATCTGATAGTTGGCCGGCCAATGCGTTGATAGCCGCAACTCAGGCCATGGGCGCTGCTGGCACAATCAGCGAGGCAGACCAAGCTGCATTGCTGAGCTTGATGGGCAGCTTCTACCTGCTCCAGGGTGACGAGGCTGATGGCGCTGCCAGCTTTCTAGCCGAGAGATATGCTCTGTTTGGTGACTCCTACGCTTGCATTTTCGACCGTCCAGTGGTGCCAGATATTACTGATAAGTTTGTAGCCTTTACAGGGCCATGCTCTGCTGGTTCTAGGCGCGCTTGCTTCGATATGGTCAGAGCGCGCGGCGGCGTGCCTTCTGATGTCACCTGGTACACCGACTATCTCTTTGTGTCGGAGCAGCACCTAGAGGCGCGCGTGATATCCAGCAAAATGCTTGACGCCGTCGTCGTTCGGGCTCGCTTTGGACGGATCAGGGTGTTACCGGAATCGGCTTTTCCTGCTAGTTTTGACGTTGAGTAACCGGGTCGTATCTGCGTGTAGCGGCCATTTTAATTCTCTCCGATGATGCTCTTTAGCTGCTCTTCATAGGCGTTTATCGCACGCCACTTATCGGGCAGTGCGGCTTCCGGGTTGTTGGCGTAGTGCTTGTTTGCAACGCCGCCCTGGTTGTGGTCCTGCAGCAGGTCGCGCAAAGCAACGTCGACGCCGGCGCGCTGCATGATTTGCTTTGCAGTCCGCCGTAGATCGCGTGGTGTAAACAGCGCGATGCGTTGGCCGGTGTGCTTATTCAGCACCGCTGCATCTGATTCGCAGAACCGTAAGCATGCGTTGCGGGGTGTGCTGATGGCAATCGGGGCTTTGCCGTTATAAGTCCATGGCCATGGGTGCTGCCCCGTCATGTCGCGGACTTGTTTCAAAATTGCAATGGCTCGGTCGGTTAGTGGTATCAGGTTGATTCTCGTTTTACCTCGGCCCTTCATGCTGATCACGCGCACCCAGCGTTCATCAATGTTGTAGTCAGTCCAGGGTGCGACGATCAGCCGGTAGGGCCGCTGGCCAGCGGTGGCCACGACAAACTGCAGCAGTAGCGTGACGAGCTTTCCGACTTTCGGGGCGCGCTCGCAGTTGTGATAGAAGTGGTGAAGCTCCTCGTCGCTCAGCGCCCGCTCCAGCGCGTTCTCACCCTCAGCTTGTTTGCGAATGGCCGCGACAGGGTTGTGCACCAGGCCGAATGCCTTCTTGCTTTTCCGTGCCACGTCGTACTCGGCCTGTAGGCCGTATTGAAATGCCGCGTGCAAGTAGGTTCTGGCCCGGTTGTATTGCGTTTTTGCGCCTCTTTCCCATATCGGCGTCAAAAGCTCCATGATGTGGGCGGGCTCAATCTCTCTGGCCTTTGTCGATGTGATGTTGGGGTGTTTGTCTATAAAGTCGACGGTGAACAGGCGCTCGATCTCGTCAGCCGATGGTGCGCCGGCGGCTTTGCGATCGGCCACATAGTCGCGCAGCAAATCCTGCAGTGATCCGCGCAGTTGCTCGACCTCTTCAGCTGCAGCAGCTGCAGCTTTCGCTTTTGCCTCAGCTTCTGCTGTGCTGGCTAAATAGGCCTTCAGGTCAGGATGCTGTGCACGGATTGCTGCGAGTTCGTTGCATCGAGCGCGAGCCTCGGCGAGAGTGATCTGGCCATAGGTGCCCAGCTTGATGGCTTCGGGTTTGCCCGCGAGCCGATACTGGTAGTAGGCTTCCAGTGACCCTGAGTCCCTGCGGCGAAAAAGTAGCGCCCCGTCGCCCCTTCCTCCAACGCGTTCAGAGGCTTTTCCCTGTAGCGTCTTCAATTCCCGATCAGTCAGTCTGGCCAT